CTCGACAAATACGCCACCATCTTCGTCGACTCGATCACGGTCGCGGGCCGCCTTTGCTTTCAGTGGGCGAAGGAACAGCCCGAGGCCTTTTCTGAGAAGACCGGAAAGCCCGACATCCGCAGCGCTTACGGCCTGCATGGCCGCGAGATGATCGGCTGGATCACGCATCTTCAGCACACCCGCATGAAGGACGTGTTCTTCGTCGGCATCCTCGATGAGAAGCTCGACGACTTCAATCGCAAGGTCTTCGTGCCGCAGATCGACGGCGCCAAGACCGGCCTCGAGCTTCCCGGCATCGTCGATGAAGTTCTGACGATGACGGAACTGGCCGACGCCGAGAAGCAGCTGCACCGGGTCTTCGTCTGCCAAACGCTGAACCCCTGGAACTATCCCGCCAAGGACCGTTCCGGCCGCCTCGACCTCGTCGAGGAGGCTCACCTCGGACGGCTGATCGCCAAGATCGGCGAGCCCGGCCGCTCCCCGCTCGAACGCCTCACGTTCAGCCGCCCGGCGCCTGTCGCCGCGGACGCTGACGCCGCTCAACCCAACGCCAAACCCTGATCCAGGAGCATCCCATGACAACCGCATGGAACGATTTCAACGACGCCAGGCAGAACGCCAACCTCATCCCCAAGGGCACGATAGCCAAGGTGCGGCTCACCATCCGCCCCGGCGGCTTCGATGATCCCTCGCAGGGCTGGACCGGCGGCTATGCCAAGCGTGGCACCACGGGCTCGGTTTATCTCGACGCCGAATACACGGTGCTCGAGGGCCCCTACGCCAAGCGCAAGATCTGGTCGATGATCGGGCTCTACAGCGCGTCCGGCCCGAACTGGGCCAACATGGGCCGCAGCCTCGTGCGCGGCATTCTCAACTCGGCGCGCGGTCTCTCCGACAAGGACAATTCGCCCGACGCGCAGAACGCTCGCCGTATCTCCGGCTTCGCCGATCTCGACGGTATCGAGTTCATGGCTCGCATCGATGTCGGCAAGGACAGCAATGGCGATGACAAGAACGACATTCGCCAGGCGGTGACGCGCGACCACAAGGAGTACGCCGCTGCCACGGGAGGCCACGCCGTGCCCACGGGCTACGCCCCGGCTCCGGCCTATCCGGCTCCACAGCCGTCCTATGCGCCGCCGCAGCCTCAGCAGCCCGCTTATACGGCTCCGGCCCCGCAGCAGGCAGCCCCTGCGCCCGCCGCCGGCGTGCGTCCCACCTGGGCGAAGTGAGGTCACGCCATGCTGCTTCGCCCCCGTCAGAAACTGTTCGTCGAGCGCAGCCTGTCTGCGCTCGACACCCACCGCAACACGCTTGGCGTCGCGCCGACCGCGGCTGGCAAGACCATCATGCTCTCGGCGGTCGCTGGTGAGATGGTGCGTGGCACCGATGCAAAGGCCTGCGTACTAGCCCACCGAGATGAGCTGACCGATCAGAACCGCACCAAGTTCGGCCGTGTCAATCCGGGTGTTTCCACCTCGGTCGTCGACGCCAACACGAAGTCGTGGGACGGCCAGGTGACCTTCGCCATGGCACCGACGCTGTCACGGGTGTCGAACCTCGCCGACATGCCGGCGCTCGATCTCCTGGTCATCGATGAGGCGCACCACGCGGTTGCCGACAGCTATCGGCGCATCATCGATCGCACGTTGCAGTGCAATCCGTCGGCCAAGATCTTCGGCGTGACCGCGACACCCAACCGCGGTGACAAGAAGGGCTTGCGCGAGGTCTTCGACAATGTCGCCGACCAAATTCGCATCGCCGAGCTGATCGCGTCCGGCCACCTCGTCAGCCCACGCACCTTCGTCATCGATGTTGGCGTGCAGGATGCCTTGAAAAAGGTGCGCCGCGTCGCCGCCGACTTCGACATGGGCGAGGTCGACGCCATCATGAACAAGTCGCCGGTCACGGATGCCGTGATCGCCCACTGGAAGGAGAAAGCCGGCAATCGTCAGACGGTGGTGTTCTGCTCGACCGTCGATCACGCCCGTAATGTCGCCGACGCCTTCAATGCCGCAGGGGTTTCTGCTGCGATCGTCCATGGCGAGATGGGAGATGTCGACCGCAAGGCCACACTCGCCGCTTATGATCGTGGCGAGATCCAGGTCGTCACCAATGTCGCGGTCCTGACCGAGGGCTGGGATCACCCACCGACCTCCTGCGTCGTGCTGCTGCGGCCGTCCTCCTACAAGTCCACCATGATGCAGATGGTGGGCCGGGGCCTGCGCACTGTGAACCCGGATGAATACCCGGGCATCCTCAAGACAGATTGCATCATCCTTGATTTCGGGACGTCGAGCCTCATCCACGGCTCGCTCGAGCAGGATGTCGATCTGAACGGCCGCGAGGTCACCGGCGACGCCCCCACCAAGACCTGTCCCTCCTGCGAAGCGCAAGTGCCGGCGGCTGTCATGGAATGCCCACTCTGTGGTCATGTCTGGGAAAGCGAGCGTGAAGCCGGAGACCCCGAAGCGCTCGGCCAGTTCGTAATGACCGAGATCGATCTGTTGAGGCGTTCCAGCTTCGAATGGGTCGACCTGCACGGCGATGGCGCGGCCCTCGTCGCCAACGGCTTCAACGCATGGGCGGGGGTCTTCTTCCTCGATGGCCGCTACTACGGCATCGGTGGTGCACAGGGCAAACAGGCGAGGCTGCTTGCTGTCGGCGAAGAGATGGTGTGCCTCGCGGCGGCCGATGACTGGCTCAACACCAACGAGTCCGACGAGACGGCCCACAAGACCAGGAACTGGCTTCACCAGCCTGCGACGGAGCGGCAGCTCGCCTACCTGCCCGCCGAGTTCCGTCACGACTTCAGCCTGACTCGCTACCAAGCCTCGGCGCTGCTGACGTTCCGCTTCAACCGCGATCGGATCCGGAGCCTGGTCTTCGGCGCTGAGGAGGCCGCGCTTGCGGTGGCAGCGTGATGGATGAGCTTCATGTCGCCATCACCCATCTCTGCCGCCGCTCGGTTCACTTCTTGGCATCCGCGCTTCGCGCTCTGCGCGGTGTGTCGGCAGCCAGCGCGTGGTTTTGGCTGGTCCGAGCCGCAGCGCCCGGCGGGTTCGCCGCCAAAATCATCAAAGCGGGCGCCCTTGCGCCCGAGCCGGCCGCGCCCCTCGGAGTGGTTCTGCTCCATCACCTGTCAGGGCTTCTTCTGGCAACGGGCCCGGAGGTCTTCCGCCATGGTTGATCTCACCGAGGAAGAAAAATCCGCCATGCGCCGCGCCATGCAGATGGTCGCCGAAGTGATGGAGGAGATCGGCTGGCAGACCCGGCTGATCGAGCTCTCCGAGCCCCAGGTCCTCACCCTCATCGAAGTCGCCATCGGCGGCTTTCAGGACGCGATGCGCGAGATCGCCGCGGCCAACAAGCAGCAATTCCCCGAGGTGCCATTTTGACGATCGACTTCAATCACACGCGCAGTTTCGCGGAACTGCTCAACGGCGACATCGATACGGCGCTGACCGCAGACAACGCCACACGTCCCCGCCGGGATTATCTCGGTGGCTCGCGCGTCGGTCACGCCTGCGAACGAGCCCTGCAGTTCGAGTTCGCAGGTGCCCCGAAGGACGACGGCGCGGATTTTCCCGGCCAGACATTGCGCATCTTCGCGATCGGTCATGCGCTCGAAGATCTGGCGATCCAATGGCTGCGCGCCGCCGGCATCGACCTTTACACCCGCAAGGGCAATCGCCCCGATGGTGAGCAGTTCGGCTTTGCGGTCGCGGACGGCCGAATCCGCGGTCACGTCGACGGCATCGTTGCCGCCGCGCCCGATGCCCTAAAGCTCGGCGTCCCCGCGCTCTGGGAATGCAAGACCATGAACGCCAGGAACTGGCGCGCCTGTGTCAAAGACGGGGTGGTGGTCTCGAAGCCGGTCTATGCCGCCCAGATCGCGCTCTACCAAGCCTACATGGATGCGAGCGTCCCTGGGCTCGCCAGCAACCCCGCGCTGTTCACTGCCATCAACAAGGACACGGCCGAACTCCACCATGAGCTGGTGCCGTTCAACGCCGAGTTGGCGCAGCGGATGAGCGACCGTGCCGTGCGCATCCTCAGTGCCACCGATGCCGGTGAGCTTCTGCCGCGCATCGCCAGGGACCGCGATCACTTCGAGTGCCGCATGTGCCCTTACGCCAACCGTTGCTGGAGCCTCGCCCAATGACCGATCATAACGACGATACGCCGGTGACAGGCGAAGGACAGCAGCCCGGGGAGAAGCCCACCGGCGAAGTGATCCACTTCAACCCGTGGCGTGATTTCAACGACGCGGCCCCGCAGGAGGATCCGTTCGGCATCGAGCCGGATCCAGCTCAACTCGGCATATTTCTGGATGTGGTCTTCGGCTATTGCGAGGGCCTGATCCCGGTTCGCGGCTTCGTCGACAAGGGCCAAGGCCGGGACGGCAAACCCAACAACATCTGGATCGAAGCCGACGCCTCGGCCTTCGACAAGCTGAAAACCTTCGCCACCTGGGCGTGGCGCGAGGGTGCGGCTCTCTATGTCATCCCCGGCACTGTCGCCGAGCACGGCCAGGCACGCGCCCACGAGGTCCTGCAGATGCAGGCCTTGGTTGTCGATCTCGACGCGGGCGACATTCCGGCCAAGCTCGAACATCTCGTCCGCTACCTCGGCACCCCAACCCTCACGGTCGAAAGCGGCGGCCGGACGCCCGAGGGCGCCACCAAGCTCCATGTCTGGTGGAAACTGACCGAGGCCGCCAGCGGCGAGGATCTCGCAGCCCTCTGCCGTCTGCGTGGCGACATTGCCATGAAGGTGGGCGGCGACACCCATTTCCGTTCGGCCCACCAGCCGATCCGGGTGGCAGGCTCGGTCTATCACAAGGGAGGCTTTCAGCGGCTCGTCCAGATCCGCGACCATCACCCGGTCGAGGTGGACATCGCCGAGTTCGCGGAACACGTTGCAGCGATGCCGGCAATGTCGGGTGTGGGTGTGGAGCCCACGCCTGAGGCCCATGCCAAACCGTCGCTCGAAGCCATTCTCACCACCCCGGTGCATGAGGGCGGCACGGACCAGTGGACGCGCTTCGAAGGGGTGAGCGCTGCAATAGGCCACTACGTTCGGCTAGTCCACGACGGCAAGATGACGCCCGATGACGGTTGGGAAGCGATTTGCCAGTACAACGCCGCCATGATGCGGCCGGCATGGCCGGTGGAGCGGCTGCAGCAGGAAGCCGACCGCCTGTGGGCGCTACACGTCAGGAAGAATGGTCCTGCATTGCTGCGCGCCGAGGGCGACGCCACCTCGGTCACCACTGCCATCCCGGTATTTTCCATGGGGGAGCTGCTCGATGACCGCTCGCCCATGCCAGAGGACATCATTGCGCCGCGTGTGCTGACACCGGGTGGGCTGCTCGTTCTCGGCGGCGCACCAAAGGTCGGCAAGAGCGATTTCCTGATCAGCCTACTCGCCCATATGGCAGCCGGCGTGCCGTTCCTCGGTTTCACACCTCCGCGCGCTATGCGGGTTTTCTACCTCCAGGCCGAAATCCAGTACCACTACCTGCGCGAGCGCATGCAGCAGATCCGTCTCGATGTTGCAGTGACCCGGGGCGCGCGCGACCGGCTGTTCGCAACCCCGAAGCTACGCATGATCCTCGACGACCGGGGCTTGGCACTCGTTGCCGACAGCGTGCGACAGCGCTTTCCAGATGAAGCGCCCGACATCATCTGCATCGACCCGATCCGTAATCTCTTCGACAGCGGTCCCGACGGCGGCGGTGAAAACGACAACGATGCGATGATGTTCTTCCTCAACGAACGGGTCGAGCGGCTGCGCGAGGCCGTGGCACCCGACTGCGGCATCATCCTCGCTCACCACACCAAGAAGATGAACCGCAAAGCGGTGGGTGAGGATCCGTTCCAGGCGCTGTCCGGCGCCAGCGCGCTGCGGGGCTTCTACACCACGGGCCTGCTCATGCACCGGCCGGACGAAGACAGCACGCTGCGCCGCCTCGAGATCGAACTGCGCAACGGCCCGTCGCTTCAGCCCAAGCTGATCGACAAGGAAAACGGCCGCTGGGTCGAGATCAATACGATGAACGAGCGGTTGGTTCGCCAGGAGGTCGGCGCCAGGCATGACGCCGAGCGGATGCGCAAGAACGAGGTCATCCTAGGTCTGATCTACGAGGAGGGACGCGCCGGCAAGGTCTACACGATGACCAGCTTCGCCGAGGCCTTCGAAAACAAGGCCGGGCTCGGCGGGCAGACGGTCATCCGTGACCGGCTCGGGGTGCTCACCGCCAAGGGCTATGTGAAGTTCGTCCGCGGCATGGCTGCGACCGAAATCGGTCTTGCCGCCGAGCGCAGCAAGTATGGCTACCTCTGTGTCGAGGGGATGGAACTCGGGACCGGCAAAGATCAGGTCGATGCCGCGACCGGTGAAGTCATCCCTGAGCGTCTTGCCGTCCTGCCGAGCCACTATAAGTGCCCGCAGACCGGTGCCGTCCTGCCCGTCTAGAAC